AACACATGCCATTAAAACTTCTTCAAAAAATATTTCCGCTGTTTGTGGACGCGCTATATATTCTAAAAAAAACTCATTACTTGGAGCTTCTTCCATGTTAAACTTAGTTAATCCATGTAAAGCACCGTTAGATCCTTTTCCTACTACTACCCCAGATATATCATAAGAGTCACAACCGAAAGAACCTATATGTTCATTCCCTGGTTTTTTTTGACCCCGCTCCATAATTACATTGTTTTGAAGATGACCGGGAGGAGTCCATGTTACCAAAAACCTACCGTTTTTATTAGGTGACCATTTTACTTTACTATCTTTTATTCCGTTTTCCCAATAAAAAGAACCGCGAGTAGTATGATGATCTAAGATTAAAGAATCATTATAATCTATCTGTTGATATATTTTAGTTAAATTAAATAAAGATTGTTTACTTTCATCTCTAAAAGCATGTGATTCTGTTCGTGGAAATTGACGATAAAATTCATTTAAAGCATCAGGGTCATGGGTAAGAGAGTTTACTTCGTTTTCCCAGTAATCAATAGCCCCTATATTTATATACTCTCCATCTATACCTTCAACAGGTTGTATAGGTGTTTTTAAAACAGGCATACCGTACTTATCAATATATCCTTCAAAATTCCATTCCATTGGCACAAACAAACAATATAAACCACTTTTGGTCTGACCATTAGCATTACGATTAGACGGAAAAGAATCTTCGTATAGTTTTTTAAAATTACCCCCTCCTTTATCCAAAGCATTAGAGGTAGACCCCATCATACATTTACCAATAATTTTACTACCCAGTCTTAAACAAGTTTTAGTTACCCTCCAGTTATTTAAAATGTTATCAGGTTTTTCCCACTTACCACTTTCATCATGTAATAGTAATTGTAATTTTTCTCCATCATAACTATTATCTCCTGTGTTTTTCCAATCAATAGTAGTGTCTAATCCTTCTAACTCTTCTTCTGAAAGTTTATGCATATTCTTTTTAGTTATTTTTGATGCAGGAACTCTATACGCTAATTCCGTTTTAGGTTTATCCATACCATCTTGTATGGGTTTAAAAAAGAAAGGATAATTATTAGAAATAGGAACCACCTTGTCAGTAAACATTTTTTTTGCATCTGATCCAGTTTTAGATAATATTCCTACACGAGCATCTTTAGTGATGGTGGCTTGATTTACACCTTCACACGAACTCATAAAAGAAAAACCTGAACGTCTTATTTTTAAATAACACATTCCAAAACTTCGTTTATCTGCTTTACAAGCTTCCCAGAAAATATAAAATATTCTATTTGCTTCTCTAAAATCTGGATGACCTACATCAATTTTCGTCCATTGTAAATACATATAATGTGTGCCGGTAATATAAGTAGGAACACCTTTATTCATAAACCAATGTCCTTGTTCTCTTCGATCAAACTCTTCCTCTATATATTCTACCCATCTGCTTTTGAAATTATCCGGAGTTTCATGCCATTGAAAAATAGATTTTATTCTATTTAATTCTTTAGAAATAGGCGTAACCTCCCAATATTGATCTTCTTTTTTTTTATCTTTGTTATGGATGTTTTTAGGAATTTTAGGTAAAGCTATTTTTAATCCATTAATATCTATAATCTGTTCTATTTGTCCTGTTTTAGAAATAACTACTACGTCATATTTTTCATTATATCCATACAGCCAACTCCGCGCCCTATTTTTATTAGACAACACGGCTTTAGGAATATAATTTTTTATTTCCGTATATAAACTATTTTGAATTTCTTTCTGCAAATCCTTTTAATGTATTAGTTTTCTTTTCACTTACTGTTCCTTCTAATAAAGATTTTTCCTCTTCAATTCTTTTTAATATTTCAAACGCATCCATAATACATAATTTTTTTGTAGCTGCTGCGTTTTTTAATCTGTCAGCTGCTAACTCATCATCTTTATCATATTTAATAATATCTTCTTTAGCAACTTTTATAAGTTGCCTTACAGCTTTTTCTCCAGCTTCAATAATTTTTAATTTAATCTCCTTTGTGTTCATTTTTTTCGTAGGTTTTTTTTATGTCCTCAATAGCTTTATCATGACCAGGTAGATGTTTTAAAATTTGTAAAGTTCCTAACACCATGTCTCTGGTTTGTTTTTCTTCTAAAATTAAAGTCTGTAAGTTTTTAGTTAAAGCTTCTACTTTAGCGTTTAATCGTGCAATGTTTTTTTGTACTCCCATAGTTATTTTTTTAATTTATATAAACTGTATTTTAAAGTTAACTCTTCTCCTTGTTCTATTTTACTAATAGTTTGTAATTGTTTATAATGATAATCTGCATTTAATTCTACCAATTTACAATTAGGGCGTGCGTTATGATTAATAAAACCTCCCAAAGGTGTTCTAATAAAATCATGTTCAAAGTTAGGATCATAAATGTGCGTAATACCTATTATAATATCTTTGGGAATATCTTCTTTAGCAAAAATTCCCACTCCATGAATATCTGAAGGACCTATAGTTAAATAGGAAGGTAAAGGTTTATAAGGTTTATTTTTTTTCTTCATTGTTTTTATATTTATAAAACATCACAAACACCTCTCTTCCTTCTTTCCAAGATTTATTTGGATATTTACTATGAAAATAATTAGCTGGATAAGATATTAATCTATTAGGTTCATATCCTACTACCGACACTAATCTCCATTTTTCCAGTTGTTCTGCATCTACTCTAATCATTTCATCATACTCTTCTTCTTTTACATGAGCAGGCAAAGATTTTCCATAAACATCATGTTCCCAAAACGCCGTTCCATGAAGTTCTTCTAACTCTCGTTCCGACATATATAAAACTACAGCTCTATCAGGATGTTCTCCTTTAATCTTTAAGTCGGAATGAATCCTCCATTGCGTGTCTAATTCATCAGTAGAAACTCTAAAAAAACTTAATATATTTTCTAATTCTCTACCTTCAATCATTCCTAATTTTCGGAGCACATAATTATTAAACGATTCGGGAGACTCTTGAATATAAAAATTTTTTTCTCCTACAGTGTGAGTAATAAACTTTCCGTTATTTAAATAATCATTAGCGATTTTAAATAAATCTTTATCCACAAAATTATCTACTATATGAATCATACAATCATTGTTATGTTATTGGTAAACATGCGGTATAACTTTTCCCCATCTACATAAAACTCATATTCACTGTCAGGGGTAAAAGAAACTTCATCTCCTTCTTTAACGCCTAAATCTATTAATTCTTGATTAATGTATTTCACCACTCCAAATAACGGCTCTTCATTTCCTCCTTTATAAATAGGAGACTTTTTAAGAGGAATAGGTTTTATAAAACAATATTTACTATGAGCGTGCCATTTGTGGTTTTTTTTGTATAAAAAAAATTGTTCGTTGTCAATTAAAAACAAATCATCTTTTAAAAAACTTCTTCCGCTTTTTTGTCTACCATACATGTCATAATAAAATTTAAAAACATTATGATGTACTAATAAAACGTCTCCCTGTTCAATAGGTCCATGATAATTAATAGGGGTAGATATAACATTTGCTAATCTATTAGATGTAGTATGATCTTCTTGAGAAACACTGGTAATTAAATCTACGTTTCCTATTTCTTTAATATTATCATACCTTCTTAAATTAACCGGGGAAACTATAAAGTTATAAGGTGACTTCATTAAAAATTTATATTATATTCCAATGAAATAGGAAGAGTCATTAAAAACTCTTTCCACATAAAAATTTCATCTTTTTTTTGAACCCAAATTTTATATGAAGTTGAGGTTGCTTGAATTAGATGAATATTATGTGAGCCTCCTAATACTTCTTGGCCTACAATATAATGCATAGCTCCAGACTTATAGTCTGATCCGATTGAGATTTTTCTGATATCCATTTCATTTTATTTTATTTAATTATTATTGTGGCAATAGTTTAAGTGCCATTTTCCCACTAAAGTTTCCTTCAAATAAAGCAGCTACTCTTAAAGTGAAAAAGAAACCTTCTCCAGGAGCAAGTGTTACATTAGGAGCTAATCCTGATAAGGTAGCGGTACAACATCCTATAGCTCCACCGGCTACTGTTATTGTACAAGAAGCAGCTGTTAAAAAAGCGACGTCTGGATCACAAGGGTCTCCCTTCCATAGGTCCAAATAAAATGTTCCAGCTACATCAGTTATAATTTGAAAGTCTGCTGCGCACAGTCTCAGTTGGTCAGTATCTACACCACAACCACCCGAATGAGTATTCCAAAATATAAAGCCTGGTTGATGGTTATAAGGCGATAAAGTGGTTGGCATAGCTGCTCCAAGATCATTAGATACTCTATTATAAAGGGTATCAAAATTTGCATCATCGGCACCCAAATATGTAAAATATCTTGAGGCTGTTAAAGACACAGTAGAACCTATAAAGTCTCTATTCCAAGATATTGAAGAGTTGTCGGCAACAGGTACTTGCCAGCTCCCATCTCCTCTTAGGAAAGTAGTAGCTGTTCCTCCTGCTGGTACGTGTCCCACATTAGTAGTTCCAGTATAAGCATTAGAAGCAACCGTAACTGCTCCCGTGGTTGGGGTAATAGTTAAAGGGTTACCAGTAGAAGTTCCGCTGGCTGCTGCAGTCACACTGGTAACTCCAGTATTAGTCAGAGTAACTAAATAAGGGTCTCCTAAACTACCTGTTCCACTGTCAGCTGCTGAAATTCCAGTTCCTCCTGTTACTCCAGCATACTGCCCATTAGATACTGTTAACCATGATCCATCGTTAGCTCCAAATCTCCACGAATAAGCTCCTCCTCCTGGCGGAACCCATTGTAAGCCACTTCCTGTAGAACTTAAAACCTGTCCTGCTGTACCTACAGACGCTGTTCCATCTTCAAGAGTTGTAAATCGTCCACAAGGAGCTGCCACTTCTATACCTAATCCACTTAATACAATACTGGTGGTAGCTGTATTTCCTGCAGTTAAGGTGTCTTGTAAATTACAACAAGCAATAGATTGCCACGTTCCGTCACCTCTTAAAAAATTAGAAGCTGTTCCTCCTGTAGGTACGTGACCTATATTAGTACCTCCTGCATAAGCATTAGGCGTTACCACTACAGCTCCTGTGGTTGGAGTAATAGTAGTTACAGTTCCTGTTGATGTCCCTGGAGCTCCTGCTGTTACCGATGTAACACCCCCTGTTGTTGGTTGCCATGAAACTCCTGTGGCTGTAGATGTTAACACGTCTCCTACACTTCCGGTACTTACACCATCCCATAAAGAACCTATTAAGGCTATTCCTGCGGTAGTGACTAAAGTACCATTAGCACTAAATGTATTTGTTCCTAACCACGCGTTATCAGCTGATGAGGAAATAGTAGCGGTAGTATCAAAAGTAGTAGTACTTGGACCACTAAAGGCTATACCTATGGCTGTCGCTGTATTCCCTACCGTTAAAACTTGTTGTAATGGCGGAGTTGCTGGCGCTGGTAAAGTACCCCACTCTATTCCTGTTCCCGCTGCATTTACTGTCAATACTTGTCCAATAGCTCCAGTTGAACCACTATAATCATTAATAGTAGCAGTTGCTCCAAAGTTTAATTCTGATGTGTTACCTAAGAAAATATCTGAATTAGTTCCCATTGTTAAATTAGAACCTGTTCCAGAGATAGTAGCAATAGTTCCATTACTTAAACTTAATATTTTACCAGCTCCCGTCATATTAATACTACCTGTAGTATCAAAATCTAATGTAGTTGTATTACCCGCTGTTAAAGTAGACTGTATAGTACAACATGAAGTAGCTGCTGGAGTAGCCCATATTGCACACGATCCTGCTCCTTGTGAAGTCAATACTTGTCCTGCTGCTCCTACACTACCTCCTAATTTTACTTGACATAAATCTATAAAACCAACTCCTGCCCCACCCAACAAAGTTACACTGCCTGTTAAAGTCATAGTTTGAGTAGCTGTATTACCAGTATCTAATACCGACTGTAGACCTTGATTTACTCCTCCTCCTCCTGTAATAGAACTTACTAAAAAAGTAACTGTTTCATTATTATTACTAACATCCGTTGCAATTAATAAATCATCAGCTGCAGGAGT